CCCAATTCACAAGGCGATCATCCGTTCAATGTGAAAATTTGATGTCAATCTCACTTAGGGATTCGCGTCTTAGGGTGTAGAGTGGTTCTATCGCCAAAGAGGTAAAAGCCTACAATAGCAGCAAAGTTGTCTACTTCTGGACTAGGTGTACCAGTAACATGAGTATAAGCCCATGCTCCAAGCGCTATAGCGACCACCAGAGGACGTTGTAGCCTTACGATAGCCTCTACCCACAAGTACGATGGATTAGAGCCACCAGCCTCGTTTAAAGCCTTAAACATATCTAAGTCAATCTTCTTAACCTCGACATACTGTTCAATAGTGGCTGGTTTAAAGTTTTCAGGAGCGACAAACTTGGCAATCAGAGATTTACCTAAGTCTACCGCTAAAGGAGCAAAAGCAGCTAGTAAGGTAATTGGGTCCATTATTGTCCTTCAGGAGGATTTAACGCACCGCCTAATAGACCACGATATCCTAAATTAGGTGCAGGAGCCTGAGCGCCTGAAGCAATATTCTTAACAGCAGCCTGAGCAGCACGATTGCGTAACATACCTTGTAGTAAATCAGCAGTTAAACCAGTACCTGCAATAACGCTAGTTGTAACAGGAGCTTGTGTAAACGCATACGCACCGCCAGCCGCAGCAAGTTTAGAACGTAATGGACTGAACTGTGATGCAAAAGTTAATAGTGGGTCTAATGTGCCGCCTTTAGCTACAGACTTGATGATATTTTGTTCAGTCTTATTAAACAATTTCATCTTATCTTTGTTTGCAGCAATATTGATAAATCCACGACGGATGAGTTCGCCTTCAGACGCTTTAGGGTCTAGGGCTTTAGCTTCAGCAACATTTAAGGCATCATCAAGAATCCAAGTACGTCTGCACCGGAAATATTACTTATATAATCATCTACCTTAGATACTGCAACACCGCCTAAACGTTTGAGGTCAGCGTCTGTGCTCATCTTTAAATCATTCAGCATTGCTCGCATCTTCTCAATAGTAGAGAAAGACACTTCGTTCTTTCCAATCATATTATTGATTTCTCGTAAACGAGCATTTACTTCTTTAGCTTGGTCAGTTCCGGGAACCATACGAGCTTCATCTAAACCTTCTTTGATGCTATTAATCATGCTTTTTACGCTATCAGGCTTAACAGTAACACCAGCGTCATCCATTGCAGTATATGCTTGTGTAGCTCGTTGCTTAACTTCTTGCATAGTATAGATAGGCTTTTTACCTGTCTCTAAACTACTTAAGGCTTTACCTGCACCGGCAGCAGTGATTGTACCAACACCAATACCTGCAATAGTTGCAGCTAAATCACTACCAGTCACTTCTTTAACTACTTCAGCCGTAGGTTGAGCAGCTAAACCAGCAGCTCCAGCGGCAGGAATCTGACGAGCCATATCCGCTGCTAAAGCTGGTACTTGTGGAGCAAGTTTAGCCATTCCAGCAGTACTTACCATTGCTTGTGTGCCGGCTTGAACAGCTCGTTCTGTAGCGTTTTCTGGCTCAGGAACACCCATTGCAGTCAATCGACGACTTTGAGCCGCTGCAGGAGACGGCATACGATATTCAGAACCTAATGCTTCAGCACCAAGGTTTACACCGCCTCTGAGGGCTTCTAATACCATTGTTGCAGGAGAAGTAAAGGCTTCGTATGCTGCACGACCAGTAAGACCTACTTGACGACCAGTTTCTTGTAGCATTGAACGCTCTTTAGGAGCTTCAACGGCTGGAGCAGCAGTTTTTCCTGACATAGCATTATACTTAGCTAAAATCTGTTCTTTAGTTGTTCCTTCAGGAACATCACTAATGATTGTTCCGTCAGGCATTTCGACATCAAATGGCATAATAATCCTTATTAGAGGTCAGCGAACTTAACTGTTTTCTTACCTTGAGTTGTGTTTGATGTAGGAACTTCTGGAGTTTGTTGTCCCCCAAACATCGGTTCAACATTTTGTGAAGTACGACGTTTATCAATACGAGTAGCTGTACGTCCTTTAGCGTCTTCAATAGCTTTATTATAACGCTTCAACGCTTGCAATGTGGCTTCTGAATCATTACGTCCGTATGCTGAAATCAATGCATTAGCAAAACGCAATACGTCTTTATCAGTTTGTACACCTTTTTCAGCACTAACTTGTAAATTAACAGCAGTATCTACAGCAGATTTAAGACCTTCGTATGCACGACTTTCTTCAGTAGAATTACCTAAAGCGTTCTGTGCCATATATTTAGCATTATTTGTTGGACTGAGGTTTAACTTACGAACACCTTTTTCATTTACTGTTAAATTAGCAATAGACGGAGCAAGTGCTTCAGACTGTGCTGTGTAATTATCAATCGCTTCTAAATCTTTCAGTTCGTCTTTCTGTAAACCAGCAGGAAGCGGCTTAGATGGTGCAGCAGCTTTATTAGCAGCAGCAACAGCACGAGCAGCAGCCCGGTCTTGAGATGCGGTTAGAATCTGTAGAATCTTATCAGGAGAGCCATATTTACGAACAACCTCAATAACTTGTTGTTCAGAAGCATTAGCTGGAAGTGCAGACAATTCAGCACGTAGTTTCTCTTCTTGTGCAGCAGAAAGTTCCGCTTTTGAAATAGCAGATTTAGTCTTTTGAATTTCAAGACCTTTAGTCTCCATCTGCATAGCTCTGTCAGCAGCCATCTGAGCCAGTTCAGGAATACCGTTCTGAGCCAATGCTTGAGCATATTGTTTCAGACCTTCAGAAGAAGTGATATCAAACTGAGATGCTAGTTGCTTAGCTACACGAGCTTTTTGAAGTTGTGGGTCTTCAATCCCTAATAGACCTTGAGCAACTTGTCCACCAAGACCACCTCCAGCATAAGCACTATATTGTGCCTGTTCTGCTGGACCAAGGTTAGCATAATTAAATGCGTTACGGGACATCGTAGCTTGTTGTTGCTGAGCTAACGCTGCTGGGTCAATCCCAAATAAACCGCCTACAATATTATCAGCCATCATTATTCCTTATTCAATCCCAGAAGTACCAACACCGTATGCACCACCGGTTAAACCTTGGTCTGTATATGCGGTATTATATTGATATGGATTAACCCAGTTAGGCGTGCTGCTTCCACCTAAAAGGCTGTTAAACCAGCTTCCTAATTTACCGCTTGTACCAGATGTTCCTATTTGCTGACCAAAGCCAGTTAAAGCAGCTCCGTAAGGGCTATACTGATTAGCAAGCTGTGTTGTTCTTGCAGCGTTTACTGAACCAGTCTGTAAAGCCTGAGCAGCATTTGTCGCACCAGTTGCATATAATTGAGCAGCAGCTTGATTAGCTTGAGTCTGACGACCGCCTAAATTAACACCTAAATCAAACGCACCTTGACCCATTGTCTCTGTAGTTCCAGCAAGACCTAATGGAGTAGCGATTGGGCTATAAGCAGAAGACAGTAAACCTTGACCAAAAGTAATACGTTGTTGAGCAGCTAAGTCAGCATTAGCGGCAAGCTGTGATTCCTGCTGTGCTAAAGCATTATAGTATGCTTGTAATTCTGGATTAGATGCTTGAATATTACCAGCTTCAGTGCCTCCAACAGACAAACCAGCACGACCTGATTGAGCTAGTCTATTACGAATAGCCGCAAGTTGTTGTTCACGACTAGGGGCATATAAAGCACGCTGTTTAGCCATGTAGTCTTGAGCAGCAGCTTCCGGAGACTGAGCTAGATACCCACGACCAAGACCGAGCAGACCAGTAGTATCCTCTTGACCTGCAGCGGCTTGCGACATTGCATAGTCTTGAATAGCTTTAAGCTCTGGAGATAGATTATATCCTGCAGTAGATATGTTTCCTTCAGCATCTTTATTAAAATAAGATGTACCGAAGCGAGTTGTCATTCCAACTGGACGGAACTTAGCTTGTTCAGCAGCAATACGAGCAGCTTCAAGCTGTGCTTGTGCTGATGCATTAGCAGCAGCTACCTGTGCATTTGCCGATGTTGATGCGGCTGACTTATTTGCAGAGCCGCTTAATAAAGCCCCACCTAACATAGCTCCACCGCCGATTAATGCTGCTTCAACGCCCATTTTTATCTCCAAATATAAATGTCATACTCATTATTATCTAATCCTACTATTGATTGTAAATAAGTAAAATTAAACATCTTTAAAAACTTCTCGTGTTTCTTGTCAGTCTTTGTATGTAGTGCATATAAAGGCTGCTTATACTTTTCTGTAAGTTCTTTAAAACTATCAGATAATTTATGTTTTACTTCTTTACTCCATTTTTCTAATACATCACAATGAATAAATAAATATCCATTATCCTGTTCTAAATACAAAATAAAATCTTTTGTAGATATGACAGGCTGCTTCATATTATCCCTTCATAATAAACGCAAGAGCAAAATATGGAGGTAAGTTAGCGTTAGTACCGCTCACCCCGGATGATGCAATAGTAGTGGTAATACTAGCGTTTCCTGTACCTGTATTTGTTGCACTTGCAGGAATAGGAGTTCCAGAAGGTGCTGTTAAACCAGCAGGGCTTGTAGAACCAGCTCCATAAGATACAGAGTGAGTATGCCCTGCGTCTGTAGATGTAGCAGTGTGTGTATGAGACACAACAACAGAATCTTTTGAACCGCCTGACTGTGTTAACGCACCAGTAATGTTAGTTTTAGCAATAGATGTTTCATCGCTAGATGCACCAACAATAAACTTAGCACGCAAGTCAGGAGTTCCGTTTGAGCCGTTGCAAAGATACCATCCAGACGGAATTGTGGCAATAGTGCCAGACCACATTGTAATAATACCTGTAGGAATTGCATTAGCTAATACAAACGCACATGAAGCAATTTGAGTCGTGTTTGTCCCAGCAGCGGCTGTCGGTGCAGTAGGTGTTCCTGTCAAACCCGGACTATTGGTATCTGCTTTAGAAGATACAGCAGAAGAAATAGCGTTATATTCGTTATCTATTTCTGTACCTTTAATAACTTTAGCTGGGTCTGTGACCAATAATGCGTCTTTTGCGGCAAAGTTCGTTGCTTTTGTATAATTACTCATGCTATTTTTCCTGTTGCTACGAAGATATCAATCTTCTGAATTGAAAGTGGATTACCGTTAATATCTGCTTCAAAGCCAATCTGAATAACTTTACCTGAGCCGCTGGTATTAATTTTAGTGTTCACAAGGTCAACACCATCACTATAAACACCTACGTTATATAAATCAATATTAAAATAACTAGAAGTTTGTTCTGGTAGTACTAAAGCCCCTGAACGATAGAGTTCAGAATAATCAAAACCCCATTTAACGGATAAAGTTTGCTCTGAACCACCAATAGCAGTTAAATAGAGTTTCTTTAAAAACTTTAAATTTGTAGGTAAATCTAAATCAAAATAATTGGTATAGTACGCCATACGGTATACAGAGGTATCATCAATAAAACCGTAATATTCTCCAATGTAGCCAGCTTTACCCAGCAACAGTCTACCATCACGAACATAGAAAAAAGACTTAGGGTTAATACCTGTCCATGTTGTAACACGAGCAGAACCGTCTTGCAATGCAGCACGAGTATCAAAACAATATACTGTGTTGCTTGTAGGGAAAGTAATTAAGTAGAACGCATCTTGTGGTGAATACACAGCTTTAATATTACTTTTATCACTTTCGCCAGCAGCCGCAGAAACAAGTTCATCACGAACGTTCTTACTGACATCGTTCAACGGCATACTCTTTTCTTGAACTGTACGACTTAAAGAACGAACACCAGTCACAGACAAAAAGAATACATCGTTATTCACTGCTTGAATTGAGTCACGAGCAATACATCCGATATTATTAATACCTTCAGTCAACGACATGGTCGCTGGGTCCATTGCACCTGAATATATCAACAGTTGACGACGACCAAAGATAACTAGATTACCGTTAAATGCAGCAAGACCAGTAATTTCATCTGTTCCGTTAGTCCAGACACCATGAAGGTCTAAAGAACCTGATGAACCTGCGTTCCACTTATGTCCTGTTTTTACATCAGACCATTGAACAGTATTTTTATCTGTTGTGGTATTTGCAACCCAAAGACGACCATACGCAGATAAACAAATATCAGCCTTAGCAACAGTTCCGGTATATCCTGACATTTCAGAAATACGTTTGTAAACTGTAGTGCTTACGGAAGGCTCAAAGTAGAGTGGGTCGTGTCCTGATTGAAAAAAGAACGCAATACCGTTAATAGTCTGAATTTGCCAATTAGATGCAGTAATAGTTGGGGCTGTTCCACCGCCGCCATAAGTTAATTCTGTAACTGTACTTCCAACAAGTTTGAATAACTTACCGTCCGCAGCAAAGATAATATAAGAAACACCAGTATTGTCAATTACTTCGCCAATAACAGAAATGTTATTAGTATTTAATGTTGCATTGTAAGTATTTACTTTTCTCCAACCACGTCTAGCACCGATACGACCATATTTATCAATAACACAATTCTGTGCTTTAAGTGCAAACCCGGAAGACAAAGTAACACCAGACTCTTGGCTATTTAAGCCATAAAAGCCCGGTGCTGAAATAGAAGCAGCTTTTAATTGCTTCATACGGCGAACCACTCACCTTCTTCAATATAACGACCCGCTTCCAAAGCAATAGCGTCGCTAAGACTTTGTAAATACAAGGCATAGGCTTCATTACCCTGAATACCAGCATCTTCACCACGTTCTGCAATAGCTCTTGCATAAGCACCCATGATGACAGGCTCATGTGGGACATACAGAATATCCGCATCAGCAACTAATTCAACCTGTGGTTTAATAATGTTAAAACGAATATTGTAAACACCATCAGGAATAGGATATACGTCTACCTGTGTATCTCCGTTTGTATCAGTTCCATTGAAGTTAAAATACATTGGAGAACCTTTTTGTGGATTATTGACCAAAAAGGCTTGGTCCATCCAGCGAGTAGTACGATTCTGCATGATGTAGTTTGTGCTATCATTGATAATATCAATCAAACGAAAGCGTTGACCAGAACCAGTTAAGACATAGTTAAATACGTCATTTACGGTGTTGGCAGAAAGAGTTTCAGATAAAGAGTTCCAGTTATAAGCATCTTCTACCTGACGTTTAGAATCGTTGATATAGGTAGCAATGAGCTTAACGTACTCATTATCATTTACAGACGTAGCTTCAGATTCACGCAATCTGCGTAGAACTGAATTAGTCAGTTGGAGAAAGTTATAAGCAGCCATATTTTCCTAATCTTAACACAGTTGTTGTAAAAAAGCAACAGTTTTCTTTATTTTTTACCACTTTACTTTATCAGCCCAATAAGCCGCAGACATCTTACCTTTAGCGATATTCTGTGCATGACGTGCTTTAAAAGCCTTATTTCTAGCAGAACCGTCAGGACTGCCTTTAACCCCCTGCTTACCGAAGCGAATTAGCTTCTCTTTGTCTCCTGACTTAGCCAATACAGCATGAG